CCAGTAACAACTTGATTTCCTGCACGCTCGTGAGGAGCTCGGTGAGGAGCTTCTTCACCTCGCCTTCGGTCTTCTCCAGTGCTATGATTCGGCTCTTGAGCTTGCCCAGTTCTTGGGTGAGTTTCACGTAGACCCCGATGATGGAGCCCCCCAGGGTCAAGAGCTCGAATGTAGTCAGCGTGTCCATTGGGCGCGGTATGCTTTGAGGCAGTGTTCACTCTCCAATATATCGAGCCACGAAATGATGAACGCCCCGACAGGGGTCATGGTATTGTGTGCCTGGTTCCATCCGAGGACCGCGCTGGTGGTGTGGTCGGGATTGCCAAAGGCCAGCCCGTTCCGTTGTATGCAGAGGTCCGTGAGCAGCCGCGCACACGTCACGTTGAGAAGCTGAGAGAGGGCCACCCCTACCCCCCGCGCGTACTTCGGGAGGTTGGGTATCCAATGCAGGGTCAGGACGGAGATGAGGACCTCGAAGGCCAGCCCGAAAGGAATCAGGGCCAGCCCTACGGCTACGGTCAGGAGGAACGCCGCCGCCTTCACAATGGGTCGTCCGGGAACCACCCCGCGGCCTCAGCTTCCTCTTGCGTGAGTTGTGTCGAGGTGGACGGGATGAGCTGCCCAAAGGGTACCGTTCCGCCACGGTTGGCGTCGATGAACATAACGAGGCCGTCCTTTTCTTCCTGCGGTACTTCAGGCAAGAGGGCGAGCAGGTCGGTCAGGTCCACGTTGGGGTGGATTCTCACTTGTTCGGTCGTGTCTCCTACGATTGCCACCTCGCCCGTGGTGGGGTGGGTGATGCGTGGGTAGTAGAATTGGGTAATGTCATTGGGAGACTGCACCGAAAGGGGTCGACGAAGGCACCACACTTCGCGGTCGATGGCGTCAGCACGCTCCGCGGAGGTTAGACCCAACTGTGGCTCGACGGGGAGGTAAACTGTAGCCATTAGAAAATGTTGAAGTAGTCGTTCATATTAGTCTCGATACCCGCGATGTCTGTACTGTCTTTGGCATCCTCAAAAACCAAAACTTCGCTGACGTGATTATCCGCACTATTACCGACTCCCCCACTCGCGGCGACATAATTCACACCAATGTTCTGAGTGCTACCCGTAGGTGCTAAAGTTCCTGAAGTGCTTGACCCGTTGACACCCGCTTCTGAAGAAGTGCCATTAATCAAAGCACGATATAAACCCATTTCGCCCACGACTAAAGAGGCACTATGATTTAATGCTTTATACCCATCGTGGGTCGTTTGTATTACGGTACCTGTGCTTGTTGTATTCACAAGTGTGTAAGCACCGCTAAGTGGTCTGTCTATGCCCACAAGGTTGCTCGCAAAACCGCCTGTAGAACCATTGCTTGTGTATGCGGCAAAATACGTAATTGGAAAACTGACAATGCCGCCCGTGTTTATCAAGCCTTCTTGATTAAAACATTTCAACGCCGGCTTCCCGTTCTCGGTAATCAAGTCGGTATTGACTGTGCCGTTGTGGATTTGGGGCTGGCTTCCTTGCGCGGTCTGTTCCGCGTCGTTTGCGTTGCCGCTCTGGTCGTACCAAGTATTTACGTAACACGAAGCCGTAACGGTCAAAGAATCGGGGTTGGTGTAGGTCGTGCCGTTCACCGTCCCCACATTCAGGAACTGCCCTAATGTCGTCGCCGTTACCCCCGCGCTTGCGTTAGAGATAGCCGAGTCGAGAGAAATGGTCGGGTTTGTGAGGCTTGTATCGAAAGCAATATCCGCCTCGTCGTCGTCGCCCGTTCCTGCTGTATCCCTGCGGACCCGCATCGCCGCGCCCGTATAAGCCGTCCGCAAAAGGCGCACGGAATAACCTGCCGCCGCTCCTGTGTAGGTGTCAAGGGGTGGCGTTACGGCATCACTGGGAACAGTAAGCCCGTTAATATCTAGGATGCTAGACTTCGCCAATCCGTCCACCTTCGCCACATTAGCGATGGCCACGCCGTTGATGTCTGCTATATCAGGCAATTTCGATAAAGTCTTGAGAGGGTGAGAAGAAGACCTTATTATCAGCGAGGCAGTACCCCGCCACCCGCACGAAGTCGCCCGTCGCACTCGGTTGCGTGGCGCTCAATTCCCCTGCCGTGGTGTGGACATAGAGAACGTCCCCCGCCGCGCCGGGATCGTGGCTCAAATACCCCACCCCGTGGACGAGCATTCCATCCGTTGCGGGGTCGGTTCCAATAGCCATACCAAGCAGACCCTCGGTAGTTGTAGACGCGTCGGCATCGACAGCGACCCAAGCGCCGGAGGCGTGGGTGTATACCTGTCCGGCTACGGTCGTCCCCGTCCCAAACCTCACAACAGTCCCCTCGCAGTTTCCGTCGGCGGATACCGCAGAAGACTCCAGCCGGAAGTCCAGCTCGGCACCTTGTCCACTGGTAACTGTAACGGCTCCGTCGGCGTTGGTGATTTTCGTAAACCCGCCAGGGGATAAGGTAGCATTCACAAAGTCGCCGGAGGTGGCGTTATTGATGAGCAGCTCGCCCGCACCTGGTGTTCCGGTAATCGTGACGTCGGTGAGGTCGTCGAGCGTAGTCGCTCCACCCGCACCCGTCGCCGCAATCGTTACCGTACTGGCGTCCTCGGTGATGGTTACGTTCGTTCCCGCCGTCAGGGTCTTGTCCTGCGGCACCCCGGAAGAGTCACCAATCCAGATGTTTCCGTCGGGCAAGTTGGGGAGGTCGTTGGCACGTCCGGCCCCGGTGACAATGAAAGAACCAGAGGCGGCAGCCTTGGCCACCTTGCCCATGTTCTGAATCAAGGCCGTCCCGGTGGGCTTGGTGTCGGTCAAGTCGCCGGAGGTGCCGACGTACAATACGTCGCCCTCGGAGAAGCTGGAGGTGTTGACGCCAGACAAGAGGCCGCCGATAACGACCACTCCCGTCGCGCCGTCGGCGATGGATTCCTTCGTAATTCCGAAGGCGGGCATGGTAGACGCGCTGCTATTGTCCGCCAACGCAATGGTGGTATCGCTACCCTGAGCGCCGGAGACGTACACCGCCTTGCCCAACGCAATCGTGGTGCCCGTGTTATTGAGTGCCGTGAATTGCAGCTCTGCCGCCGCGCCGACGCTAATCCCCGCGGAGAGGTTAGCGAAGGAAATCTTCTTGGTCTCGCTCGCTGAGTCGTCCACGATGACCAACACGTCGTCGTTGTCGACGGAAGTCAATTCTGTAAGCTCTGAAATCTTGCTGTTTGCCATCTCTCTCTTGGATATATTCGGCGAGTTTCTCTTCGGGCGTCATCAGTATTTGATACCGTAATCGCGGAGGATGCGCTCCACGAGTTTGTCGTCACGATAGGAGGGGTAAATGTTCAGGCCCTGGGTGTAGTTCCGGCGCGTGCGGCACAACTGCCCCGCCGTCTCCGCATCCAAAGCGGGGAACGTACTCTGGTTGTTGTCGAGGAACTCCATGAGGCGCTCGATATGGAAGAGGCCCAAATCCTTCGAGCGGTTCATGAGCGGCTTCATATCGGCGTAACTGGCTGCCGTGCTCTGCTCGGAGTCCATCACCGTCACCCCGTTGTTGACGATGCGAACACGGATAAACGGAAGCGCCTCAGAGAACGCCAACTGCACAAGGGCCGGGGCGATGTAGTCCTCAAGTAGGGTCTCGTCATCGCCGGCGATGGTGCCCGCCCCGACCTTCGTCTTGAGGTCGTCGTACAACGATTGGCCAAGGGTGGGGAGGATGTGCATCTCCTGCGCAAGGCGGATGTAGGGCTGCAGGATTTCGTCGTCCACAGACCCGCCCAGGGCGGTCTCCTTCTTGAGCTTCGCCGGAGATATGAAAAGGATGAGGTTGGCCATTATCGCGGGGTCGTAAAGTCTTTGGGTTCCAAGAATCCGCGGTTCACCATATCGCGGGGGCGCTGCGCGATTTGTGGGTCCTGCGGCTTCAGGCGCTCCGCGTCAGGTCCTGCGGCGCGGATGATGCGCTGCGCCTCGTTTACGCTTACGCGCTTGTTGTTTTTCTTCAGGTACGTTCGCCGAGTCCAGAAGTGGCGGCACGATCCCCCGCCCTTGTACTTGAGGAGGTCGTAGGTATTCGCACCCCGAGGGCCCCACCCCGGATTCACGGCACGCTGTGACGCGCCCTCGATGTCTTCCTTGCGGTATACCTTCCCCGCCGCTACCATCTTACGGCAGAACTCCCGACTCTTGTCGTCGGCGGTGGGTGGGGCGTATGCGTACCGAACCTTGATGAGGTCGGTGTCTTGGTTGCTCTTTCCGGCAGGGTTGGAGGAAGGCACGCGGGCGAAAGTCCAGAGGGCGTCGAGTTGGGCTTCCATGCCTTCGTCGTACTTCCTCTCGTCAATCATCTCGTATTCGTCGTCCTCGTCCTCTCCCAAGGCGATGAGGTAGTCCGCGGCCAGATTGAGGTTGTCGGCGCTGAACTTCTGCTCCAAGCCTTCCTTCTCCTGCTCTTCGTTGGTCTGAGCGCGTACCGCCTCCACGTCGATGAAGTCCGCAGGTTTCAGCGTCTGGAAGTAGAAGTCGAGGTCGATACCATTCACCGCGAAGAGCGGCTGGAGGCCATCCAACAACGTCCGCTGGAAGGGCTTAATTACCGTATTCTGGAAAAGGGAGAAGGCGTCGCGCAGCTCGTCGGCGTTGTTGCCGAATCCGTTGCCCTCCCCACGGATTCCGAAGAGGAGGGGAGAGGTGATGCGGTGCCCGGCCAGAATCTTCGTTGTGCACTCCGTAGCGAGGAACTCGTACATCCCGTCGTTATCGTTCGGGTTCACCGGGGTGAGCTGGGGGGCGTTCTCCTGTCCATCGTTGAAGGAGATGAGCAGACGCCCCGCATTAGAAGACCCGCTGAACTTGTCGTTCACGTGCCGCTCAATGGTGCGGCGCTCCTCGTCGGTGGGTATGCCGTTGTTGAACGCCAAAAGCATCGACGGGAAAAGGCCGTTCTTGATGTTGTTGAGGTGGAAGGTAGAGACCTCACGATCCAGCTCGATGTAGTTCGTGGACCCCACGTAATCGGGGAGGCCGTAGTAGAAGATGCCGGGCTGGTACGCCTTGATGTGGTACACCGACGCCGCTTGGGTGCGGTCCTCGTTATTCCATGCGGGGTACTCGATGGGTGCGTACCTCGACTCCCGCGTCCGCGTCCAATCCGGGGAGACGTAGTATTTATCTACGCGCCCTTGGGCATCGGCTACGCCCGTGCGCACGGAGTGGGCCGGCAAGAATCGGAGCTCGGCTATCTCGGTCCGCACGCGGTTCCAAATGACTTGAACGTAGCACTGCCCGTACAATTTCAGGTCGAAGCAGAGTTGGCGAAGGATGTTCTCGTCGGAGTTCTCCAGAAGGCGTTGCGTCTTCAACCACTGCTCCGGCTTCTCCTCCCTGTCGGTGGCGTCGAGGCCCTCGCCGTATATCATCTCCGACACGCCATTGACGACGGCGCTCTGGATGCTGGACCCCAGGTATAGGTCGCGGAGGTAGTCGCCGTATGCGTTGTCGAAGCCATAGTCCACGTAATCGCGGCCCGGCTTCTCTTGGAAGAGGGGCAGTTCGTGGGTCGGCAACCCGTAGACGTTGAACTCGTGCTTACTCATAGTAGGTGAATGTTTCGTCGTCGTCGGTGTGGCTGGAGTATTGAACCTCTTGATACGCGTCGGTGGTAGTGGTGGCGTTCTCTTGCAGCAATAGACCCCCGTCCTCCTTTGTGATTTGGTCGCCCGCCTCAGTGAATAGGATTCCGGTCTGGTCGCCGCGGGTAAGGTACCCCAACCCCTTCTCCAAGATGACGTCGGTGGCGGAAATATCGCGCACATCGGACGACGACGCACGCTCCACCACCCGATATTGGATATATCCTTCCGGCCATGACGGGCCAGAAAGGTTGGCGGAGGTATCGCCCGCGGTGGCTTCGGCGTCGAAGACGAAGGTGGTGAAGCGATCCGTTACCGTCAGGACGCGAGCGTTGACCATGACCTTCTTGTCCGTCGTCAAGCTCTGGAGCTCCAACCCCAACGCGGCAATGGTCGCGCCGAACTCGGCTACGTTGGCCGCTCCGCGCTTTTCCTTGGGCGTGAGGTACACCGTATTCTCGATGCTCTCGCTGTTGTTCTTGACCACCACAATCATCAAATAGGCATATAAGAAAGGGCCACCTTTCGGCAGCCCTTCCACAAACACACAAACGGAAACGGTCCTTAACCCGTTGTGATGGTGACGTTGGCCGGGGTGGTGAGCCCATCGAAAGGATAGACGGCAGTCCCGACGCCGGCAGTAGCCTCAAGGAGATAGTAGGGGGCCGCCTCCCGACCTGCGAAGGTCAAGGTGTGGCCGCTCATCTCGTTGCGTGCTGCGCCGGATGTGAGCGTTCCCCCGTTCAAGTCCATGCCGTGCGTGGCCCCGAAGAGGAATACGTTGTCGTTGTTGTCCAGAACGAAGATCTGGGAGCGGTTCCGGCTGATGAGGCGGATTTGCTCCGGGTCGCTCTCCTGGTGCTTCTGGAGGGCGAGGTTCAGAGTCTGCTCGAAGAGTGAAGCCCCGGTAGCGGGGTCGCTCTGGACATTGATGGTGAAGGAAGACAGGTCCGGGCGAAGGTCGTACTGGAGGACCGTAAGCGCCGGAAGGTCGGTAATGGTGAACGTCTCCCCCGCAACGGCGGAAACGGTGGCCGACCCTGCCGTTCCATCACCCGTGCCGGCGGCGGTCACAAGCCCACCCGCGAAGTCACTCACGAAGAAAACCTTCGTCAGACCTCCGAGAGCGTCCTTGCAATCCAGCGCGCGGCCGAGGGTGATAGTACAAGCCATGAATCAGGTGAATGCGAATCCAACAACTCCGTCGCTTGGGACGGCAACGTTGACACCGACTGCGAAGTTCATCGTGACCTTCACGTTGTCACTTCCGTCGTACTGGTAGGCTGGGATGAGCTGGGCGGCCTCGTTGCCGGTGTAGGCGTTGGTGCCGACCACGATGTTGTCGGGGTAAGTGAACGCAATGACGTCGACCGTGTTCGGGATACCGCTACAAGCGTAGACCGGGTAGCCGAGGTACGTCACCTCCTTGAGGTCCTTGTTGTAGTTGCCCTCCGTGCCCTTGTCGGCGACGGCCTGCTGGAAGAACGCGTAAGCCTCGTAAGAGAGGTAGAAACCGCAACCGGGCTTGCTGAGGATGCCAGGGGTAGCGGCGGCACCGTCAAACACTTGGTCCATGTATCCGAGGATGGAAGCCTTGGAGAAGGCCGTGGTACCCGTGTCGAGGTCGACCTCTGTGAAATCCTTCATGGCGGAGGCGTCGATACCGGCCTCGTCAATCACTCCGTCGTTGGACAGGAGACCCAATCCGAACGGAGAAGCGCCGGTCCACATGATGGACTCCAAGGACTTTCCGGCCTGCTCCGCGGTAGCGGCGAGGAGGAATTCGGTGAAGGCGGGCGGGATTTGTCCGTCGCGCACCATGCGCCCTTGGGCAGCCATGAACGTCGGGAAGATGGTTCCGCGGCAGATGGCCTCGTTGACCATCAAATCGGAGAGCGTCACAACCTGCTCAGCGAGGGTCATGCTTGCACCATCGTTGAAGTCACAACCGGCAGCCTGCAAGAGACCTCCGTCGTAGTTCAATGGGTTGATGACGGCCTTGTGGACGACGCCCTCGATGAGGCGGCAACGGCCTTTGTTGATGGTTTCGGCGCCAAGAATGGCAGCCGTAACGAACGGCAGGGCCAACTCACCCGCGTAGGTGTTGGGGCTGACCGTGATGTCGAAGTCGTACTTCTTGGACTTAACGGGAAT